CGCCTGTTTAAGAAGCATCGTCTCATCGTATGCCTCGACATTGTAGTATCTGCCTGTTTCGGCAATGCTTTCTGTTGCTGTGGTGATCGTGAACAATCCCAGTGCGGATTCTGTTCCGTCTTCGATCAACACTGGCCGAAGACGATCCGTAAACATGTCAAAGACCAGTTCTCCGTTTTTCCCCATATCATAACGGTCTGCATTCATCGACATCCGCATACCTCTCATCACTTCGGATTCAGAGTCAAAGCGGATTGTCACAGATGTACAGAATAAGTTTCCGATATGAACTCCATTCCGCACGATCTCCATCCGAAAATCACGCATAGTCTATGGCCTCATCATATTTGGTAACTTGCAGTTCTGCAGTTGTTTCGTTGCCGAATCTGTTTTCAACTCTGCCAACAGCTGTGATTACGCACCAGTCTCCATTACCAAATACATCCGCATAATAAACTGGCTTACCAATCAATCTCTCAACATCTACATAGTCCTTAAATACAATGCTGTAGCGTTTTTCACGCATCTTAGCAAATGTATGTTCAGGAACTGATGCTCCGATGTATTCAGCAGTATCAAATACTGCATTTACCTGAAAAGAGATTCCGACTGGTGAACCCATGCGATGATTAACCTCATAGATTGTTCCGTCCTCAGAAATTACAGAAGTATGTTTTATGATGGATGTAATTGTCTGATCGCTCTGCGCTCCATCATTTCCATTTACACCGATGACTGTATATGTCACTTCACCATTTGAGAATCGGTCCGTATAGCTGCCATCACTTTGCGCGATAAGAACACCATCACGCTTGATGTAATATGTGCTAAATGATCCGCTCGTTGTAATAGTGATTTGTACACCTTCAGGAGTTGATGCGAGTGTGAATGGTGGTGCTGTCAGCGGACTGGCAAGAGTAAATTCTGTATTGGCCCAGTCTGAAGTCCTTCCGTACTGGTTAACAATCCGGAGCTTAACATGATAAGTTCCATCCGGATAATAATCATCTGCTGTGTATGAATTGCTTCCGGAGTAGATCATTCCGCTGTCTTCCAGAATTTCTCCGCTGCTGTTTAAAATCTGCACTTGATAAGCGATCTGATCAGCGGAAGACCAGGTTATTACTGGTCTGCTTGTTGCACTGATCGATGTGATCGTTGGTGGTTGAGGTGGTGCGACATTGACGAATGATATGAAGATGCTCCATTCACTCGCAACATCATCCTGATTGTAAGCTCTCACAGACCACTCAACATTTCCTGAAGTAGGAACGTTAACTATTGCCTGTGTTGCGCTACTTATCACTTTTCCAGTTGGATATACCAAAGAGCCACCATCAACCTTATATGCGATCTCATAGGCTCTCTGCGGTGTTCCTGTCGAGATCGAATAGATCCATGTAAATGTGACATTACCATACCCAACAGTGCCATTCGGACTTACTCCAGTTACTGTCGGAGTTGCATCCACTGTTGACACATTATTAAACGTGACAGTCACACTGGTGCTGTCATCTGTGAGGATTGTCGCCTCCATGTTGTAAGTGTTTCCAGATGAGAATGTGTTTGCTGGGATCGTCACACTATTCCCTGAGAAATTGATACTTTCCCACGCTGATGCGCTGGACAATTTATATCTGAGGGTGCCGCTTTCAACAGTATACTGCTCATCAATGTAGTTGATCTTGTTTGGTGAGAATGTGATCGTGTTTGCAACATCAGGACGCATATATCCGCCTCTAAATGATGCAGATATACTTGGTGTCGCCTTGGATCCATATGTGTATGATGCTGTTCCTGTAAGTTTATCAGTGTTGATATATTGCCATAGGCTCCCGTCAGACCAGCCTTGGTATGCAATTCCATACACCTTATAGTTATATTGACCAGTCACAGAACCACTGAAAGATGCATTACTTGCCAAGGGAAGATTAGATGCACTTCCTTCTTTTGTGGTTGAATCAACCTTGTTTCCGTTTCCATCAAACTTAACGAACGTTAGCGCAAGTTTTCCTCTTGTATAACCTTCGATAGTGGATGAGATGGATCCTGTTGTCCGAACAGTTGCAGATACACCAGAGTGATAATAATGTTTTTTTGATGTGTCCTTGCTTATGGTTAACTCTGTCATATTTGCCATATCACTTCATCCTCTCCACAAGCTGTGCCTGTTTCTGCATATCAATCAGATCCTGCAGATCATTGATATGATCCACGTTAACGGTCATATTGGTGACATTGGATCCCCATATAGAGTCATCCGTCCATCCGTTTGATGCAGCGTTTGCTTTGCCCCATGAATAGTCTGAATTGCGGACATAATAAGTCTTTTCACCAGCTGGATTTAGAATAGTCTGCACTTCTCCACGGTTCATCCAGTTTGATGCCTGTGTTGCACTGATCTGCGTCATGCCAGCAGTTTGAGATCCTGTGTAATTACTCCACGCATCATTTTTCTTTTTCTGATTCAGTGCATCGATCAGAACAATAGCAGCTGTCGCAGCTGCAGCAATGGCTGCCAAAACCGGCAGCATTGTCCCTAATGACGCTACAGTTGCTGGAATAGATGCTCCGGACAGCAGTGTCAGTCCTTTGCGTACAGAATCGATCAACTTAATACCTTCAGACACAGCCTTCAATGTCGGACTAAGTGCCGCAGTGAACAGCAGTGTTGTGGTGATCATTTCCAGTGTTCCGGAGTCCAGGTTTGCAATAAATGACAGGAGCTTTCCACCGACTTCCAGAAGCTTCTCCATAGCTGGCACAAGATTTTCTGCCAGTGTCGCACCAGTTGACATAAATGCTGCTTGTGCCTTAGCTTTCAACTCATCGATTGCATCGTTGAATTTATTTGCCGCATCAAGCGTGTCCTGGGAAAGAATTAATCCGGCATTCTCAGCTTCTTCACCAAGCTGACGAAGGGCAGCACCGCCGTCATCCACTATACCGGCAAGCTCGTTTGCACTCTTGCCAAAAATCTCCATCGCTGCAGCATCGCGTTGAGTCTCGTTTTCAATCTGAGAAAGGGCAGTAATAGTGTCATAAAAAATATCGGTTACATTCCTGAACGTACCATCTTGATTTTTTGTGGCAACATTCAGATCCGTAAATTTCTGTTCACTGGAAGATAACTGCTTTGTCATCTTCTGTGCTGCACCGGTAATCGTTTCCATGCTGACATCGATCCGATCAGCGGCATATTTCATCTTCTGAAGTTCTTCTGTTGTAAAGCCTGTCTGTTTTGACAGAGTGTTCAGATCATCAGCGGTCTGTCCTGCTTTTACTGCCAGACTGGCAAGTCCAGTCAAGCCGGCAACTGCTGCCGTTGACAGAACCTTAGTTTTGTCAGCCAGTTCCTGCGTCTTGTTCGCAACATCAGACAAAGTCGTCTTCATCGAGTTCATCTGATCCTGATACCTTTTCAAAGAAATATTTGTTGCTTCAATTTCTCGCTTCAAAGCATTCTGCTGCTCAATGGCTGCTTTAGATGTATCGCCTTTTGCCTTCATCTGCTCCAGAGCATCATTCAGTTCCTTCTGGCGCGTTTTTGTGTCGGAAATCGCAGATGTCAACAGTTTTTGTTTTTGTGCGAGCAGTTCTGTATTCTTCGGATCCAGTTTCAGCAGACGATTCACATCATTCAGCTGTGTCTGTGTTTTCTTTAGGTTTGAATCGACATCTTTCAGAGCATCCGTGAGTTTGACGGTATTCGCACTCAGCTCAATTGTTATACCTTTGATTCGATTAGATGCCATTGTTACCTCCTTACCACTTTCTGATATCGTCAGCGGTTGCCGGTCTCTCGTTTGGTCTCACTTCATGATTTTCCGTGAAATGTGAATCATTCGCATTTTCCACGAAAATATCGAGGACCATTCCTATATCGATCAGATCAAGATCTGACAGTGATATTCCCAGTTGAATACATCGCAAAAGAAAGAGAGCCGTTGTCAGCGGCCTCTCTTCTTCTTTTTTCTTTTGCGAATTTTGTTTTTTTTTGAATCCTCCGATTCACTCATAACACTTTCAATGGTTTTTTTGGATCCAAGCCATAACTGTATGAGATCCGGAAGAACGTTGTAAATAGAGAACATTTCAAAGCCATCGAGCCATTCCTCAGGAGATTCCGGAATATCCGGATCTGCCTGTTTGGCCATGACGTATGCCAGCTGCATAAAAGTCTGCAATGCCTGGTCTGTAAATTCTCCGCCTTGTTTAACCTCATCGATCAGCTGTTCACTATCCTTCAGCAGATCACTCTGAAATAATGCCCTGTACCGCATCGGTGTTGAAGCGGTTGATTTGAATGTGACTTTCTTTCCATCAATCTCGATTGTCTTTTCCATGTTCTTTATTTTCCTTTACTGCTGAGATGTTTTTGTTACTACGGATTCAAACCAATTTGCATATTTGGAGCTTGTTGATACTGCGGATGCTTTTACATAGTCATCATTAATCCTCGGCATTGCATTAATCGTGACAGATTCATGTGCCGGATCAATTGTGTCTGTCTTTGTAGATCCGCTGATTCCAGGTCTGGATGCCTTGCATCTGAAGAGCCATGTTCTCTTACCGGTAACAGTCGGATCATCTGCATAATCGAACTGGAAGCCAAGAGCAAACTCATGCATAACTGCTTTGGAATTCTCAAACATGACATCAGCAAGATCTTTCTCCTCACCGAGGCAGTCCTGACGGAAATCATCAGTCAGTTCCTCCAGTTCAAGAGGTCCGGAATAGCCGTTGTTCAGAGCCTGTTTAAACCATTCGACACCATCTGCATATTCTGTGAATTCTTCACCAGAAGCTTCGAGCGCGATGCTGACAGCTCCCGGCAGTGATTTCACTGTTCCATATGTCAGTGCACCACCAGTCCCCTGTGTAGCCAATGCATAATGGACATTTTTAATGTTATATCTTACACGCATAAAGCGTTCCTCCTTATCTGCTGTTCAACCTTTCGAGCTGTTCAGCCAGCTGAAGCTCAAACTGTTCAATCGCCCAATCATTTACATTGGCGATATGTGGATGAGCATCAGCCTCTTTTTTCTTTTCTTCGTTCTTGGTAACACCAAACTGATTTTTGATAACATGACCTTTTTCAAGGAGATGTGTTAACCGGTAATCAGTTGCGTTATATACTCTGGCATCAACACTTAAATGTTTTTTTCTCAATGTCGCTCGCCAGCCTTTGCGATAATCACCTGTCAGATCCTTGAAGTCCCCGGCAGTTTTCTGCATCAGTTTTTTTCGTGCACTTCTCGCGACATTATCTGCTGCAGTAACAGTAACAGAAGCTACTTCAGCACCATATTCCTCAAGCAATGCATTCATATACTTAGAGAAATCTTTTGGCTGAATTTCATTTCCTTTAGCTCTTGCCATCAGGTAACATTGAAATCCCACTCATAGAGAATAAGGCCTGTTTCGTCATCATAATTGACATCGTACAGCCTCCATGCAATCTTTGAGTTTTCATTCAATGCCTCTTGAATCGAATCGATCATCGGATCATATTCGATCAATGTTCTGTATTCGATCTTTCCTACTACAATCTGATCATGCATCTTCTCGGCATATTCGCTGTCATCGTGTTCTTCGTACCAGACAATGTAACCGTTAAGATTTGATGGTCTCCTATAATGAGAAACATTTGCACCTTTAATGCTATTCAGGGTGTCGCGTACATTTTTCAACTTGTCAGAAATCGGCGTCATAATTCTTCTCCAATCTGTACAAAGTCAGATCAAAGACTTGCAGTCCATCTTCGTTCAATGTCGGTTGAACAAGATCGATTCTGAACTGGTCACCTTCTGGATCTTCCTGCCATTTGTAATCTGTCAAGACGGCATAATAACCGATTCTCGGTCTTACACCTTCATCCCAGATTCGGATGACCATGTCCACTTGCATATCTGCGCCTCTTGCGAGGTATGCACGATTTAATCCGATCTGTCTCTCATCATAATTTTGAGATATGATTTTTTTTAGTTTGTACTTGGCCATGTCTCCCGGAAGAGCATAATTTACCAATTTACAAAGAGTGATTGTCCCAGAGTCAAGAAGATCAGCCATCATAAACCTCCGGACGCATCTTTTCGTCTAAAAGACGATCGTTCAGACGTAACCGGAGCATTCTCGGCATCGCATTGTCAGTTCTCGCTCTTTGCCTATATAAGTAAGCTGCATACATTGACACCGTCATGCAGTCATCCACATCATTCAGATCCAGCGTGATCCCTTCGCCAGCGATTCTTTTCTTCGCCGATATTATTAGATTCAAAAGATAGTCTCTCAGGTCAGCATTCGCATTTCTGCGTTCAAGATCCGGCAGCAAACAATACTGAAGAATATCCTGGTCTGTCATATATACCGCCTTTCTATACAAAAAAAAGGGATCACCACTAATGATGACCCCTTTTATTGTTTATCGATTAGTCTCCGCCGAGAGATTCCGCGTTCGCTGTATCAGCAGCAAATGGATGGTTTGTATCCAGAGCCGCAGTAGCAGCAGCAGACAGGCCGAAGCCGACAAATGCATCCTGGAATACCGGCTTGCCATCGTAACGAGCGGTTCCTTTGAATACCGTCTCATCTTCCAGGAATCGTACTTCTGTGGATGTTGCGAGCTGGATTCCTTTGCGTTCACCGAGCAGATATCTCTGGCCATAACCACCATAGATTTCGCCGTCTTTAACAAAATCCAGAGTCTCAATTGCACCACCGATGATCGGCATTGTGTTGGATACTCCTGAAACGATTGCACCGGCAGCGTTGATGGATACAGCTTCAGCCATCAGATCCATCTTTGTGCTTTCTGTCATTACCCAGAACAGTTCACCATATGCATGCTTCACATTCTTCATGCCTTTCAGAATAGCCGCAAACAGTGCAGCACCTGCTTTCCCGGAAAGGCTGATCTTGCTAGCAGATGCAAGACCAGGTGCAAATCCGATCGGCATCTTTGTTCCGGTACCGAATACGATTGCCTTGTCCAGTGCATAACCGATTGCCTGACCAAGTGCTGTCAGGATCTTGTCAGCCAGGTCAACATCGTTGTCTTCGAGTGTAGCATTGCAAACCGGAATGAAGCCGGCAACCTTATAGCAGTCAAGCTCAACATCAGTAAAGCCGAGAGCCAGTTCATTGATCTTAGCGCAGCATTCTGTCCACACAGCTTCCGGAATGTTGCCCTGAATGATCTGACGGCCTGTTCCGCTCAGAGTTTCAAGTTTTACATGCTTCTTCAGTTTGGAATATTCATCGACAGAAGACTGAATCAGCGGAAGGATTACTTCCGGAATTAAAAGAGCAGTTCCAGTGACTGCTCTTTCCTGTCTTGCTCTGCC